CCCTCAAAGATCGGCAACACGCCAATGTTTGGCTCCCAGTTTTGAGCCTTCTTGATGTCGTTGGTTTCCCAGAGGAAATTTTCTGTGCGCCACCCGATCAGTTTTGGCTTCGCCACCGGCTCCTGCTGCTGTGCTGGCGTGTTGTCGGCTCGGCATCTGTCGCTGAGTTCACAGCCTGTCGGTGATCCGCAATGACCAAGCACGCACCTGCCATCCCATTCCACAGGCTCTTGCTGCTGTGCTGGCTGCTCTGCCAGTGCAGAGCGGATGGCATTCTCAAGCTCAAAGATTGGTGAATGCGCGTTGGTGATTGCTTCGCGGGTGGCTTTGTTTACCTTGTTACCAAACGGCGGCACTTTCCACCAACGGGCTTTAAATTCCTGCACTTTTTCCAGCGCCAGCTTCAGCGCCTCAGTTTGTTTACTCATGGCGGCACTCCTCTTTGATATAGCGCATCTTGCGGAATGAATGACGATATGAAGCGAGCTCGCATTGATGCACGACCTCATCCCAATCGTTGTATTTGGTTGCCTGTGGGCCAGCGGGAAGAGCTTTCAGGCATTGCTCAAACAGTTTTGCTCTTAGGCATTGGTCATTTGATGTCTTGTCTTCGGGGTCAATTGCCGCCGTTGTCAGCGTCAGAGTTCCGTCAGCATTTGTTTTTGAATTGCATCCCATTAAAACAAGGGGAATGCAGACTAGCGCCAGCTTTAGCGCCTTTGTTTGTTTGTCAGTCATGTCCGCACCTTTCTGCATTGGTCTTTCATTCTGTCACCCCAAAGTTGAATGCAATCAATTGACAAAACAACCGATATTGCTCTAATGCCTCTTTGTTGTTAGCGTGAGTCTTTTCTATCTGTTGCGAGAACTCAAGTACAGAACCAGTAAAACATCCACATACAACACGCACACCAATCTTTTTATCTATAAATGCCGTAGTAAATCGGCCTGATGACTTTGCAGGGCCAACCAGCAACCATGTTTTATGATTTGACACCCAAGCATCGCCATACAACCAAGCATTGCCATACACCTGAGCATTGCCACACACCTGAGCATTGCCAGACACCCAAGCATTGCCATACACCTGAGCATTGCCACACACCTGAGCATTGCCACACACCCAAGCATTGCCATACACCCGAGCATTGCCACACACCTGAGCATTGCCATACACCTGAGCATTGCCACACACCTGAGCATTGCCATACACCTGAGCATTGCCACACACCTGAGCATTGCCATACACCTTAGCATTGCCACACACCTGAGCATTGCCATACACCCAAGCATTGCCAGTTTGCGACAAATTTTTCTCGGCCTCAACGTAGCCACCAAGATCGCCAGCAGATACTGAAATTCCGATTGCAATCAATGCTTTGATGCGATACAAAATGCGTCCATTAAATTGTTTTGTGTCTGTTTTTACAAGTTCATATTTCATGATTTTTTCCATTCAAAATTTGTGCTTCATATTTTCACGACACGCTTTGCGCATTTCAGGCGTGTAGTCAGGACTGATTTCTGCTAATGAGCAATCAATTTTTTTTGGTTGCATGAACGTAAACACCCCTGCAAACACAGCCACCCAAAAGATGGTCAGCAATACAGCAATGATTGTGTAAATGCTTTGGTTGCTCATCTGCTTATAAGGCTCAATACGAGCAGGACAATTTCGTCCTTGGTTGCATCCATATGTGGAGCAATATTCGTCGCAACAGGATTTCATAACAAAGCCTCATCGGCATCATTGATGCGTTTGCGCTGGTATTCAGCGATTTGTTGAGGTGTCCAGGGTGTTGGGCCAGATGGTGGCGGGAAAGGCCAAGTCATACTTTCTCCTTTGGTTAAGACAACTTGATTTTGCGACACTTTTGCAAAAAATAATGTAGGGGTTTTCACCTAGTGACGAATGTTTTTTTGTTGCTAGTATTGAGCTATGAACTCATTTGACAAAGCAGAAGCAGAAGCGGCAGATGCACTGACAGACTATGGTTATCAACTGGTCAAAATCTATGTTGATCACCCTGGAGATGTAGAAGCCGCTATGCTTGCCGTCCTAACCCGAGCCATCGAGCGCATCATCAACCGAGAGGTGTATATCAATGACTTCTATCAGTGAAGACAACAAAGCAATCGCATATTATTTGGAACGCCTCAAAAATGGCCCCGAGAACGATAAGCGAATTCAGAACATCATCAACCAGCGATTTAATGTGTCTGCGGCGTCTATCCGCAACAAATTGATCGCAGATGGTGTTATTGAATTAAAGGTAACCGGATACGACAACAAGCGCTTGCGCAACATCTTTGAAGTCAGGCTTGTCAACAAAGACAAGGTTAAATTTGTGCCTGAAAAAGTTGTTCAATCCAAGTCTGTTGTCATTGAAACGCATTGGCCTGAAGGCTGGCCCAAGTCGCGTAACAATGCTTTTGATTGGAAGAACACTGCTCAAGGGCTGTTTAGCAAGGCTGAAATGGCCGCTATGCAAGCCAAGATCAAAGCCAATCCATCATTCACACAAACAACCAACGTATACAGCAGAGCATAACTATGGGAAAAGGGAGTTCACCTCGGCCTTTCAGCGTTAGCAGTGAGGTCTTTTCATCAAACTTTGACGCCATTTTTGGCAAAAGGAAAGTAAATGTGGTTCAACAAACAACCCAAGACTCAATTGGAGCGCCTGGCAAAACTCCTGACGAAAAAGTCGGGAACAACGACAGTGGAAATAGCTCAGAAGTTACCATCAACGACCCCAACACGCCGTCTCAGTGACATGCGTGACCGTGGTTGGACAATCACGTTCAAGCTGAAAGACGATGGTGTGACCAAGATTTACTTTGGCAAGCCACCAGAGGCCGTCAAATGAGCTTTGAAGCATTCTGGGCCGCATGGCCTAAGTCAATACGCAAAGGTGGCAAATCAGTCTGTTTGGCACGCTGGAAGAAGGGTCTGTACGATGGCTGTGCAGACCAGATCGTCAAGCATGTCGAATGGATGAAAACCACAGATCAGTGGCGAAAAGACAACGGGGCTTTTATCCCTGCTCCACTGGTCTATCTCAACCAGCAACGGTGGGACGGCGCAGAGATTCCTGAGACATTCATGAAGCCTGCTGCCCAAAACATCGACCCTGCTTTGTTGAAAATACAACAGGATCGCCAGAAAGCAGTGCCCATGTCTGATGAAATCAGAAAAAAATTGATGGAACTGCGAAAAAGTTGTTGACAAGGACGGTGACGGTTGAAGTAGAATTCAATCGTTGCCGTGGAAAGCGACAAAAATTGAGGCCTCTTACACATGCTCTCGCCCTTGGTTTAAATCGAAGGGTTTCCACCGAGGGCAGTTGTAAGGGGCCTTTTTTATTGTCTCAAGCATTGAAAGTAGCCTACCCATGAGAGTAATCATCCGGCACTCGGACACTATGCGGACCGTCGGTGGTAGCGTCTTAAACAACCCTGTAACACGAGCAAGCCAGAGCAGGGAGGGTGGGCTAAGGATAGAGCCTGGTGGTGGCCTTAAACGGCTATTAAGTCTGTCCAGTGCGAAGCGATGACATGGCTCCGAAGAGGGTTTTGTACTTCGTAAAGCATAGCGAACTGTATCTTGGGTACGGTAAGGCTGTGCTTTGCTCCAACATTCACCAAAGAGGGTATTGTTATGAAGCAGATAGAGAAGTACAGAAGATCAACAATGAAAAGAAGAGCAAACGAGTCAATGAAAGGCTTGTCAGACAATGAGATAGCAGAACAAATAAAAAAAGCCACGACTGACTTTTTAAAGACCGAAGAATGGTTTTTGTTGAAAGCTCAGACAATTGCAAAGTATGGATGCACTTGCATGAGATGCAAAAAAAAGATTTCTTGTTGGATGGACATCAATGTTGATCACATCAAGCCAAGAAAACTTTTCCCGACCTTGGCAAACGATCCAAACAATTTGCAAATTTTGTGCGGGGCTTGCAACAAAGCAAAAGGCAACAAGCATGACACTGATTACCGACCCTAGGTAATACTATGGAGAAATGAAATGAATAGAGAAGACATTATCCGCATGGCGCGGGAGGCAGGAGCAAGAGCGCAGCAAAACAAAAACTGCGATGTGGAGTACCTGTTCAGTGTTGAGCAGATTGAACGGTTGCTTGCTGCCGAGCGTGAGGCGTGTGCGAAGGTGTGCGAGGAACGTATTGACTTCTGGCAGCGTGATGATGGGAGGCGTTACGAAGATGAGTACTGCGCTGATGCCATCCGAGCAAGGGGATAAGCATGAACAGAGAAGAAATCATTGCAATAGCCCGTCAACACACCGTTGGTGGTTTGGAGTTTGATTGGGATGGGCTTGTCACGTTCTTCAACGAGGCCTACGCCGCTGGCGCTGCTGCCGAGCGTGAGGCTTGCATTCAGGTATGCGAAGACAATGCAGACGATTACAGTGAAGGAGAGTGGGATTCTGCTTGCATTAGCTGTGCAGATCACATCCGTGCAAGGAGGCAGGCATGACATACAGACAAGCAATGGAAATATTGGACAAGGTGCGTGAAGGACAGCCATTCCCAGATCACATTGTTGACAGAGCATTGAAGCTCACAGGCGATCTTGATGAATGATTGGTTTGACCAGCTCGTAGAGCATTACGCTAAACTGGCTTCAGACCCTGCATGGATTGACCATGCCCGTTATCAAGTGATGAAATTGGAAAAGGATAGCAGCCAGGTGTTCAAAGGGCTTGGACAGGCTGTCAAGCAAAGATTGGAAAAGAAATGACCTTCATCGTAACCTTTACCGTGGACGGTGTGCCAGTAGGCAAACAACGTCCCAAGTTCTCCAGTCGTGGAAGCTTTGTTCGGGCCTACACTCCAAAAAAGACTTCAGACTATGAGGCAACAGTTAGGCTGGCAGGCAAAGCCGCTATGGGCTCACAGGAGCCTCTAGAAACGCCTGTGAGCCTCTATCTTTACGTCAGAGTACCAATCCCTGCCTCGTGCTCCAAAAAGGCCACAGCGGCCTGTTTAGACGGTTCTCAGAAGCCAATCAAACGCCCGGATTTGGACAACATCTTGAAGGCGGTCAGTGATGCCTTGAATGGCGTTTGCTACAAGGATGATTCGCAAATCGTAAACATTCATTGCACAAAGTTGTATTCGTCAGTGCCTGGTGTTGATGTGTGTGTCAAAGAATGTTTGGACTAAGGGTTTGTCCCTATGTTTTTGTTGGAAGAACTATGAGACAGTACAACCACTGACAGCAAGTCAGGCAACCAGGAGCAAGCAATGAAAGTAATGTTCAAAGACAGATTGGTTAAAAACTTTGAGGTGGAAGATGTCCATTCATGGGACTATTCAGACTTCAGTGATGCGTACATTTCATACGCAGAATGGGAAAACGGAACACCTCTGACAGACGAAGAGCTTGAAGAGTTCTGTGAAGCTAATCGTGACGTTGTATACGAACTGGCTTACAAGAGTTATCACTAAGGAGAAAGTAATGAACTGCATTGATTTTGAATCGTACCTTGAACACCTCGAAGAAGAGGCTGTAGGAAAGTACCCAGACCAACCTGCGATGCAACGTGCCCACTTGTGTGGTGCATTCCGAGCAACAGCAGCGCATTGGGCAATCATGTTTAACCGTTTGGCAAAGAAAGTATCTGTATGAACACACAACCCGAAGCCCTGCGTCTGGCTGATGCTTTGGAAGCCTACGACATTTGCGCAAGCGTTGAAGCAATGCCTGACCTTGATGTTGTCGCCGCAGAACTGCGCCGCCTGCACTCGCTAAACGCTGAACTGTTGAAGGCACTCAATCTGGTGCAGGTTGATTGCCAATATTTGCACCACGAAAAAAAAGAACGTCATCTATTGAGTCAGCCGTGTCCGGTTTCCGAACGCATCCACGCCACCATCGCCAAAGCAACAGGAGAAAGTAAATGAACACCACCATGCTCAAATTGGCCCGTCAGCACTTTGATCGGCCATATCTTCCCCGTTCCATTGTTCGTCATAACTGCCGTCAGTGGGCCCGTTCAATCCGTCATCTTGGCTCTAAGTGGCTGTTGGCAGAACAAGTGGAGCGCAAATCATGAACAAAAACACAGGCGGCCCAGCCATTGAGGTAAGCCTAAAAAATGGCGGGACTGCACTTATTTCCCCAGAGACCGCATCTATGGTTTTAGTTGCGAGTTGGCGACTTGGAGCCAACGGATATGTCTACAAGGTTGGCGCACGAAAAAGAGGCATTCAATGTCTGCTCCACAGGATTGTTGCGAACGCAAGCAATGGTTTTGATGTTCACCACAAAAATGGGGTCAAGACAGATTGTCGGCTAGAAAATTTAGATGTGTGCACACCATCTGATCACCAAAAACATCACAGTCATTTTGTTGTGGCGCGGAATAAGTCTTCGCAAGTACACACATCATCCGGCAAATGCCTTGCGTGTGGGTGTGATTTTATAAAACATCCAGACCACCGTGGACGGCAAAAATATTGTAATCAAGTGTGCGCAAAATCCGATTTGAAAAATGCAAGAGCAAGGAACAAAAATGCAACCAAATGACCAACCAGCGTTTCCATACGTCTGCGATGCAGACTTTGACTACGGCACAGGCATGACCCTGCGCGACTACTTTGCGGCCAAGGCGTTGCAAGGATTGATGGGTCGCGATTGGTCACACCACAAAGGCAACGTCGACGAGCTAATGAAAGTTTGGGCAGTATCAGCATACGCACTGGCAGATTCAATGCTGAAAGCGAGGGAAGCATGAAAACCTATTTTCAAGAATTTCTTTCAGAGTACGCAGAATTGGAGTATTGCGACTACTGTCTCAATCCAAAGGGTCACAAGCAGTATTGCTGCGGCGAGGTTCACTTCACCGAGTTTCAGTACATCCCTGAAGACGAACAGCGTCAGATTGTGCAGCGTGAATACGACAAAGCATTTGGAGGCAAATGATGAAAATTGCAATCAACAGATGTCACGGTGGTTTTGGACTTTCAGATGCCGCATATCGTCGGTATGCAGAACTTAAAGGTCTGCAACTTTGGGTTGAAAAGGATGAAGAATTTTCAATTCTTACTCATTATTGGACGGTTCCCCCCGAAAAAAGACCCCCAGATTTGAGCAGTCAATGGCAATCTTTGCCTTTGGATGTTCGTGCAGAAAACAATAAACAACATTCAAATTGTCGACTCTATGACAAAGATATTCCAAGGGATGATCCAGATTTGATACAAACAATCAAAGAACTAAAAAAAGAAGCTAATGGTCCTTTTGCATCTTTAAAGATTGTCAATGTTCCCGATGATGTTGAATGGCAAATAGAAGAATACGATGGGCTTGAATGGATTGCTGAAAAGCACCGTACATGGGAGTAAATTATGAGCTTCTTCACAAACCTATTCAGTGGCAAGGTCTACAACGATGTAGGCAACATGCGTGTGTCCCAGGATGGTGAAACATTCATCAAGATGGGAAACCAGTGGATTGGCGACAACGGCAACCTGATTCAGAAGCAAGGCAATGATTGGGTTAATTTGGAAACAGGGGTGCGGTCTTCTTTTGGCGACCCCTTTGAAAAGGAATGATGATGGTGACTCAAAAAGAATTGCATGAGATTTTTGAATATCGTGATGGACAACTTATCTGGAAATCTCCAACAAGCAATCGAGTCAGTGTTGGCGATGTTGCTGGAACGCCTCATCCAAGTGGTTATTTGAAAATATGTGTGAATGGCAAAAAATATTTCGCGCATAGACTTATTTATTTGTTTCATCATGGTCATATGCCAATGTTTTTGGATCACATAGATCGCAATGGATTGAATAACAAGATTGAAAATTTAAGAGAAGCCACTTTGTCGCAGAACAGTGCAAACACATCAATTCGTAGCGACAACACTAGTGGATACCGTGGAGTATCTTGGGATAAGAAAGCAAAAAAATGGCTAGCAAAAATCACAATTTTCAGAAAACAAAAATATCTTGGATATTTTTCAAGTCCAGAGGCTGCTTATGAGGTTTATTGCGAAGCAGCAAGAAATCACTACGGAAAATTTGCAAACATTTGAAAGGAATTGAAATGAACGAAAACATGTTTTTAAAATTGGCAGCAATTGACGTGCGCAATTTTATTGAGCACAAAGGGAAACTAGTATATTTGTCGTGGCCATTTGCTGTTGAGCAACTGATGCGCGTAGACCCGCAGGCAAACTGGGTGTTCCATGAACCCCAAATGTTTGGCGAGTCCATGATGGTGTCTTGCACTGTCACAGCATTCGGAAAACCAGTCACTATGCACTTGCCTGTCATGGACCACTTGAACAAGGCTGTCAAAAATCCTGATTCGGTGATCGTCAACAAGAACATGATGCGATGCCTGGTTAAAGCAATTGCTTGCCACGGCTTGGGTCTGAACGTCTATGCGGGTGAAGACCTGCCACTGGAACAGGCTCCAAAGGTCACAGCAACAGAATCGTTTGCAGTTGATCCAGCGCGTCAAAACATTGTCTATGATGTTGCCGCCGCAATTGTGGAACGCATGGAAGCCGATGACATCATTGGCGCATATGAAGAATACCTTGGGATAACCGAGCCCGAGGAAAAGGGATTGCTGTGGAAGCAACTCGACTCAAAAACTCGGTCAGCAATTAAGAAACATGGCGAGAGCCTGAAAGGACAGTAAATGAGCAAGAAACGATTGGACGCTATTGCGGTTGTTGGTGAATACACTGACAGCCAAGGCAATACAAAAAAGCGTTACAGCAAACTAGGCTCTGCTTTTGTAAATGACAAAGGTGAGGTGTCAGTCAAACTCGATTGCATCCCCTGCGGCAATGGTTGGGATGGCTGGGTTAGCTTGCGTGAGCCCTATGATGCCGAAAAGCCTGCGAGGCAAAGCTCTGAGCCAACGCGAACTTCTCGCCGTAGCGCTCCGGCAGACTTTGGGGAAGACGCGATTCCCTTTTGATTAAAATGGGTTTATAATCAGCCTTATTGGATAAAGGTTCAATATGGCTGATTGCAAAAAATGCTTTAAATGTGGTGAACTCAAAAGTTTGGATGGTTTTTACAAACATCCAAGAATGGCTGATGGTCATCTAAACAAATGCAAAACATGCACAAAAAATGACGTAAGTAAACATCGTGGAGAAAATCTTGATCGAATCCGCGCTTACGACAGGGAACGAGGAAAATCAAAAGATCGAATCGCTGCAAATGTGGCAGTTAACCGTGCTTGGCGTTCTGAAGATTTGCGAAGACAAAAAGCACACATTGCTGTGGCCAAGGCGATTCGGAAAGGCGACCTTATTCGACTTGCTTGCGAAAGATGTGGAAATGAAAAAAGTTTGGCTCACCATGAAGACTATGACAAACCATTGCAAGTGATGTGGCTATGTCAGCCTTGTCACAAACAAAGGCACAAGGAACTCAAAGAAGAGTTCTAATCTGATGAAATGAAAGGGAAAGATATGTACTTTGTGATCAGCCCAAGTGGTTATTCTGGATACGGCGAAACACTTGCTGACTCCATAAAAGATTTAAATGAACAACACGAAACGTATGATTTGAAGGGTCTTGAGTTTTACAAAGCTCAACCTATCAAAGTGGAATTGCGTGAAGTTCCAACTCCAGTTGAAGTTACAAAACCAAAGACAACCAAAAAGAAATGATTAACGGGGCACGAAAGCGGATGCTGGGAAGCAAAGAAAGACCTGCAAGCCAATGCAGCGCCCAGACGCAGCGAGTAGGCCCATTTTTAACTAAGGAAACTATATGCCAAAACATCTTTCACTTCCCACCGAACTTGTTAATGCTATCTTGCAGTATCTTGGAACAAAACCTTTCCAAGAAACTCATCAACTCATTAACGCAATCCAAGCGGAATGCACGCCACAAATCCAAGAAGCACAGCAAACAATGGAAGTCGGGGGGACAGATTGAGCTTCAACTACATTGAAAATCAGATTGAAATGTGGGGAATCAACAAGGGCATCATTGGCCCTGGTGGATTTGGCACATCACAATCACAAGCACTGAAAACTCTTGAGGAAGTTGAAGAGCTGTTGCTGGCTGTTGAGAAAAACAACAAGCCAGAAATCATTGATGCTATTGGTGATATTGGAGTGACACTGATCATGCAATGTCACATCCAAGGCATCACCTTTACAGAATGCTTGGAAGCGGCTTATGCCGTTATCAGCAAACGTAAAGGCAAAATGATTGACGGCCAGTTTGTAAAAGAAGCTTAAAGCATGGTCAGTGCGGTTGCTTCAACTTCACTGACCCTGCGATTCCAACCCTTGCCAAACGTGCCCCAAGTAGGCAAGTCCATCATGAATGACAGACGGCGCTTTGAATAGTCTTCAACCAATTGCTTTGAGTTGAAGGCTTTCACTGCCGCCAATGTCTTGGGGCCAATGCCACCATCAGGCTCTACGCCAACACAGGCTTGCAGAAACTTTGCTGCACGACCTGGGCCGCTATTGATGGCGCAATCAAACACAGCATAGTCCACGCCATTAGGCAATTCATCGCCTTGGATTTTGTCCCAATACTTGCGCTTGTACAGTGGCGCAACGTCAGCGGGAGTTAAAGCCCTCATTGCTTTTTCATCAACGGGATGACCGCAATATTCTTCCCAAACGGCTTTAGTGCAACCCAGGTTAGTCATGCCGCCGGGATCACTTGGGTGATTAACAAACCCACCTTCGTGATGAAGAACAGCCGCCAATGCTTTGTCAAAGTTTGATTTCACTTGTTGTCCCCAAAAATGCTAGGTGTTACGTCTTTTTTGTGGTCGTGTGATGCGCCGAAATAGTACGACAGCACCTGAACAGTGGCGGCATTGACTGCACCCAAAACATAGATGGCAATGTCTTTGCGGTTGCCGTTAATGTCAGGCAAGAACATGATTGCAGCCAGCAAAGCAAAAGACACTGCAACAGTGCCCAAGGCCAGCACAGGCGTGACAATCTTGTTCAGCAGTGGAGCGTCTTGGCTTGTGGCAATTTTGACTTCACGGTCACGAGAATTGCTGCGATCTGCGGAATCCAACTTGGCGTACTCCAACTCCATTTCAGCCAGTTTTTGAGCGGCCTGTGGATCACCAGCAATGGCTTTTGCCACAGCCTCCACGCTGTCCTCCACACCAAACTTGCTGGCAATAGCGGATACAGCAGCGCCACCCAAAGGGCCAGCCACAGCAGTTGCCAAAGCAGGGGCAACGCCTTTGATTAGGTTGATCAGATCATTCATTTTTTAGTCCTGCATTTAGCTGTTTGACAGTGGTCGTAAACCATGTAGATGCCGCCCCCGACCAAGGAAAAGCAAAGAACCACAGCAAACACCACGGCAATGATTTCAATCATTTCCTGCTTGGCTTGTTTGGCTCGTTTGACTCGATCACGAGCGGCTCGTTCAGCGTGCTTATCTTGCTCATTCATTTGAGCCACGCGCTCTTGTATCTTTTCCCACACATCCATGTAATGAGGCCAGAACATATTTTTTAGTTCTTCCTCAAACTGCGCCTGAGACAGTAGAGCCATTTCAATCTCAACTGCTTTGCCAAGGTTTGAGCCGCCAGATCGCTTGGCTTCAGTCAAAGCCTTAACAGTGCTATGTTTCGCTTCAAAATAGTTGCCAATCAATGGGCCAAGACTGGCAACATCATCTACTGTGTTCTTTGCCGCTTTAATAAGCGACACAGCCTTTTGCACAGCAGCAAATGCGGCTAGTGCTGTGCTGATTGGTTCCATATTTGCACCTATAAGCCGAGCGATTTTTAATGTGTCTTGAAATTATCCCAAGCCACACTGATGGCCGTAAGACAAGCGCCAATAAACAATATTGGTTTTGCAAGCTTGCCCAGCCATTCCAAAACAGTAAATGCGCCTTGAGCAGCGTCAAATGCTTTGACAACGCCTTGAGTGGTCTGATCAATCCGATCAACTTTTTCCTCAACCGTTAACAGTCGAGCGTAGATTTCTGCGTGCGATATTTCTTGCTGCATGATTTACCTTGGAGGGGGAACTGAACGATAAGGGCTTCCAAGCTTTTGAGAATTTTCATAAGCTTTGAATTGTTTCTCAGTCAATGTGCCGGGAGCCAGTTCTGTAGGCGTGATGCCAATAGGCAAGAATGATTCCCCAATGATCTGAGCCTTTTCAGAAGTGCTGGCTTTGGCAAACTCAGGAGTCAAAACCATCGCAGCAATTGCCGCTGGGCCGCCTGCTTTCAAAACCTTCTTCATGTCATGAGTCAAATTAACTTTTGGCCCAGGAACATTTTCTTTTCTCCAGCCAAGAACTTTTCCAGTTTCTTCAGCGGAAAGACTACCGCCTTTACCTGTTTGATAGGCTGGCGTGTATCCAAGAATTTCTTTTACTTGCTCGTAAGCTTTCATTGAAAATGGATCATCTTTGCCACCATACATGCCAAGAAGATGATTCATCATGCCTGCTTCTTCTTTTGTCATGCCTGGTGGCACAGCGGCTTTTGCCTTCTTAACAACAGGCTCAGGTTTTGTTTTTTCAACAACAGCAACAGCAGCCTGCTTTTCAACAGGTGTTGCAGTCATTTGAATTGGATCAGGTGTTGGCGCAATCTTGCTTGCGGCATCCATTGCCTGCAATTGCTTGGACGCACTCGCAGCGCCACTCTTCTGAATCATCTGCATGTCGGCTTCTGAAACAGGAGGTTTACCAACTTTGGCTGCTGGCGATGTTTTTGGGCCAGCTTGAAGTTGTTGAAGTTTGTGTTCAGCAATAGCGGCTTTAGCTTCGGCTTCACGAATCTTTGCAGCTTGAATCGGATCAACAGGCTGTGGAGCAACTTTAGCAGGAGGAGCAACCGCAGCAGAAGCAGCAACATTAGGAGCGCCTGTTGGAGCGTTTATGGTTTGTTGACCATATCCAGAAACAGCAGGCTGCTGAACATTGCCTTGAGGAAATTGAGGCTTAGGCAATTCTTGAGCAACAGGTGCTGGAGCAACTTCTGGCGTTGGAGCAACATTACGCAGATCGGTTTTTTGGGTCATACCTTCTGCGGGAGCGCCAGCAATGGTTTGACCCAATGGTAAGTTGTCTTTGTTTTTCCAAAGACCATATGCAGCCAAGCCAGCCCCAAGAGCCCCAAGTGCAGGTAGCGCATAGTTTGCCATAGCATCAGGAACTTCTGGATTTGGCAAGGCATTAGAAGTTTCCGTAACTCGTTCTGCAATTTGAACGGGATTGCTTGCACCAACCAAGTCGCGAGGCTTTTCTTCTTGTTTGGCTTTTGACAAACTGCGTTGAGAAATGCCAACAGATTTTGGTTTTGCAACCTCTGATGGCTTTTCTTCTACAGACGTTGTGTTGAAAACGCTGTAATCAATATCGGAGACATTACTTTTTGACATTCACGGGCTCCCAATCTTTGTCGCGGGCATTCCAACGGCGCATTTTGTTGTTTTTGTCAACATAGATGGCATCATCTTCAAGCTCTGCGCCTTTACCTTGGATCATTGCGGCTTCATGATCATAAGTGCGATTTGCAGCCTTGAAAAAACGACTCTTAGTAAATTCTTCGCGCCACTTGCCAATGTCTTTTTCTTCTGGCGTATTGTGCGTTTCGTGCATTTTCTTCGCCAAGAAAGCGGCATAAGCAACCGTCATTGCATTGTTGCGACGAACATCGTTGTCGTAAAGAGCAACGTCACGAGGGCTATTCATCAAAGGCTCAAGAGGAGCAAGTTTGCGAACTCCTGGAGCCTGATCGTTCCCAGAAAGTCTATCCATTTCTTCCACTTGGCTGTTGATCGTGTTGCTGAGTTGCATGTACTTTTGCAAACCAGTAAACACCTCTGGAGAGGCAGCGGCCATCTGAATAATCTTCTGAACTTCGCTAGACACATTGGTCTGCACGTTTTGAGAAGTACCACCCGTTGTGCCAATCTGCTGGCCTTCTGTGCCAGTAGCGGTTGCTTGAGTGTTCATGCCAGAAGAGCGACCCGCCTTAATGCCCATAGCCGCGCCAGGAGCAATACCTTCTGCGCCACCTTGCGCCGGAGGAGCGACACCACCAATCCCGCCACCAATGTTGCCGCCGACATTGGCTTGTACATTTTTGCCAATAGTGGCTGTACCCGATTCACTTGCGCTACGCTCTGTGGTTTGACCCGATGTTTTACCGGATTGAGCAGACACAAAGCCAAACAGCTCTTTTCGCTGCTCAGGTTTTAGGCTGGCGATTGCCGTCAAAACAGGCATCATCGCCTTGTTTGAATTCAACAAGCCACGCTGATCCACAGCATCACGCAAAGCAGTTCCGCGCTGAGATACGCCTTGAGCCACCAAGTATTGATCAGCAATCGGTTTTGCAAGAGTTTGCTCCATGTTTTCACGGATAGCTTTGGCAGCATTGAAGCCACCACTTTGCAAAGCTGTATTGTCCAAAGGCGTATAAAGACCGCCAGCCTCGTTGATCTTATTTGCTTCAGCAGCAGAAAGTTCTTTTCCATTTTTGAAGATACGACCAGTAGGAGCATTACGTTCGTTGTATTCAACTTCATAAGCGCCAAAGGTGGGGTGACGGCCTGTGATGCGACGAGTTTCACCACCGTTATATGCCCGGATCATTCCTCGCGTGTCGCCACGCAACAAAGCTCCAATAAACGGCAATGTTTGAAAATCAGTGTTTGCGTACCCTTCGGTGTCATTGGTGATTTTCTTGTAAACAACATCAGCCGCCTTGACTCTGGATTCCGGATCAGAATCTGGAGAAATAGCTTGAGCAACAACAGTTACATTTTTGATGGCATCAACCTCTGGAGGTACTGCCGCATCTTTGATTTCAGCCATGATTAATCCTCAAATTGATGGCTCATTCCAACGCCAACAGATTGACCTAAAGAGGGAAGTTTTGGAAGACTGGTTGAAGGAGATTTAAACCCCATTGTATTGGAGGCAGCAGAAAAATCGCCTTCACCAATCTGACCAGCGGCAGAACTATATTTTTGAAAATTTGGAGCAACAGCACCCATCACTTGTTGCCCAAACGATTGTTCAGAGCTTCCACTTGGTGGAGGCTCAACCCCAAATGTTGCCTTTGCCAAAGCATCTTTAATGCTGGTCATGCCTTGTCTTTCATCAAGACCTGAATATGTAGAAATATCAGAAAACTGATTTGGATTTGACCAATTTGCAGCATTAAAAGCCATTTTTGCCTCTTAACTAAATTTGATGCCAGAGCCTTTGCCGGAACTTGTCTGACCTTGAGTGCCAGCAAAGTTTGGCGTAGTCGATGATTGAGGCGTACCGTAGATGACTTGAGCATATTTTGCCAATACATCTTGAGGCGTACCAGCATAACCAATACGACTTGCGGCAGATTGTTGAGCAGCGCCCAAACCTTGCTGACCCAGAGTTGCAAGATTGGCAAAACCTTGCTGGCCTGCACCAAGAGCATTCTGACCTGCGCCCAGCAATTGACCGTAAGCAGTTTGAGCTTGACCCGTAGCGGCTTGACCAGCACCAAGCAAAGCATTTGCTGCGGCCTGACGCTGGCTTTCAACACCAGCAGAGGTCTGAGCGGCAACCGTGCCAAGTCGTTGTTCGCCAAGTTGGCTCAAATTGCGATCAGCAAGAGCTTGACGAGCAGAACCCAAGCCGCCAGCACCACCAAACATTGCATTCTGACCAGCCAACTGATTGCGAATTTCTTCACGAGCAGGTTGCATCGCCGCTTGAATCTGCTGCTCTTTAAACTGAGGAGAGAACAACTGAGCAAGTTGGCCCGCGCCAGCACCAGTCAATCCTTGACCCAAGCCAGTCTGATAACCAGCCAGTTGATTAACGCCGCCAGCACCTTGACCTGCCAAACCTTGGCCAAGACCTGTTTGGAAGCCTGCCAACTGAGAAGAGCCACCAAGACCTTCTTGATAAGCCTGAGTGCCACCAGCTTCTTGCAGAGCGCCTGCGCGTTGACCAACATCCATTGCTGTTTGAGCAGCAGAAGTCGCAGCAGGATTAACTTGGTTCAAAACATTTTGGGCTTGACCAATGGTTTGCTTATAAGCAGGAAGGAAAGTTCCTGTCAAAGCATCTGTTTGAACTTGAAGAAGCTGTCTTTGTTCAGGAGTTAATTGAGCCTGTGAAGAGCTACTACTTTTACCCATTCCCATGATCAGTACCCTTTACCTTTCCCGGATTGAGTCCGAGGTTGAATAGACGCATTATCCCACGGGCCAACCGTGTTTGAATAGGTGTTTGGCTTACCCATTTGAGGTTGACCGCCTTGACCAGGATAAGTCACATTTCCGCCTTTACCTTGAGATTGCTCAGTTTGTTGAGGCTGGAATCCACTTTTCCCTTGTGGGGCAGAAGTAGGATTTGATTGGTTTGTCGGAGTAGGCATTCCCATGATTTATCCTTGAGGGGGAGTCGGCCAAGCCACGTTAAATGGATAGCCAGATTGGTCAGTTATATCACGCAATTGCTGGCGATACAAAGCCCATTCTTGCTGAATTTCAGGAGTTAATGGCCCATTTGCCAATTGAGTCCAATCAGACGAATATAGCAATGCGTTTCTTTTTGTAATGACGGTTTGTTTTTGAGCATCAGAATTTTGAACCCATTGCCCAGAAGAATAGTCAAAAGAACTTTCATAATCTGGTTTTGCAGGAATATCAACAACATTACCGTTGCTAATATATTGCGTTGATGGATTTGTTTTTTGCTCAAGAATGAAGTTGCCACTGACGCATTGCAAAGTGTAGTCTTCATCAGAGCAGTATCCCGACTGAAGAATTTGACCAACATCGTTGTAAACAGTGAAGTACTTCATCGCTTTGTCACCAAAAGAATAATCGTGATTGGACTAGAAACGCCATTTTGATAAGCTGCCGTACTTCCAGTAAATGTATATGACGCAGTGGATGGAGCAGAATAATTTACTGCAACTGTTGTCGATGGATAAACAGAATAATTATTATCAGAAGGATCAACATATCGACCAAAATATGAAGAAACTGCTTTTATATTTGTCGACCCTACATTAATGTAGTCATACCCACTTGTTTGGTTTGTAGACAGCAAAGCGGCGTCTGCAACCGTCAATACGATGACCGTATCTCCGGCAGTGAGAGATGCAGAAAGCGACACAGTTCCAGAGCCACTAGCGCTAGAAACAATCGTCACCGCATTGGCATTGATGTTTGTCGTTGCAACCACGTTCCCGTTCAACGTCATTTGACTGCCGTTATAGGAAATGTTGGTCGTTGAATTTCCAAGAGCAAAAGTGCCGCCACTGTTCACAATAGCGCCAGCACCAGTCATGGTTGTTCCGCTAACAGCAGGACTGCTACCAACAGACAACGATGTGCCGCTTATTGAGCCAGATGTGATCGTGCCAATGTTGGCAGTGATTGCAGACAAACTGGAAATTGACAGACGATCAGCAGTGATGGTGTTTGCAGCAATTTGCCCAGCAGTAATCGTGTTTGCAGCAATCTTAGACGCATCAATCGTCCCCGCGCCAATGTTTCCAGCGGTCAGAACACCAACTTGAGCGGTTCCAATAGCCGCACCAGCAATGTATGTAGTGACGTTGGCAGAAGTGATTTGGCTAAGAGTTGCAAAAGCACCCGCGCCAAGACCACCCAAACTTACAGAACCACCGCCAGCACCACTCAAAGTGCCGTTTGAGTTAATGGTAATGTTGCTGTTAAGCCAACCAGAAGAAGGCGTGATGTTTGTGTAGTTCAGAGGGTTACCAGCCGCAAGCAAAATGTTGCCACTGTTGTCTCGCACTGTCAGGCCACGAGTCAGAGTGTTGTCAGCACTCATCACCCCTGTGACCATCTTGTCAGCAGTAATGGTGTTTTGAACAATCAAACTTCCAGTAATGTAGGTCTGAAACAAAACCCAAGATGTGACATATCGGTAAACAACAGCATTGTTGGAGTTGTTGTACGACACGGTACAAATATCACCAGCCACAGGAGTGCGGCCAAGCAAAGCGATAACTTCAGAGTTTGTTGGAGCAGAACTGTCGTTTGCTGTGCGGGTAATGACGTATGTTGCAGCGCCATTAGTACCATCGGTGCCATTCGTGCCATTAGTGCCGTTTGCACCATTAGCGCCGTTGTAAGCAATAGCCCGGATTGGGTAGCTGGTGTTTGTCCAATCAAGGGTTGAGGTCGTTGTTGTGGCAGACGTATTCAAAGGAACAGTGATGCTCCACAGATAGTTACCTGCAACAGTATTGCTGGGAGCGCTTGTAGACCATCCAGAAGGCGCTGTAAACGCTCCAGTAGCCCATGTGTAGGTCGAAGTCGTTGTGGGCCTTGTAGGAGGCGTAGACGATCCAGTCCATTGATAGATGGTCGGGAATGCCGACATCAATCCGTTGGCCCCAGCCTGACCAGGAGCGCCGTCATACACCACAGGCATGGTGATGGTTTTGGTCAACGAGCCGCTGATGTTGCTGCCAGTGACAGTCAAGGTAACGGTAACACCAACAGACGATGATGTCGGGGTAATAACCACCGAAGCCGTTGATGCGCTTGTCGGTGTTGCGCCAGAGATGGCCCAGCTATAGGTCGGCGATGTGATGTTGGCAATGTTTGCCGTCAGGGTTGCGCTTGTTGGCGTAAAAGCGCCGCCAGCATTCTGCACAAAAGCCGTATACCCATTGATGTCAACAGTGGGGCCAGCAGCGCCTTGAGCGCCTGGGTCAACGTACACCAATTGAACCGTTGCAACACCAGCCTGAGAAACCACGCCGAGGCTATTTTTGTATCGAACAGGAACGGTGATATAGGCAGGGCTACTTGGCATTGCCGTGGGGTTAGGCCACTGAGCATAGTCGCCAGCATCCGTGGGGTCGCCAATCGTAATGTTTGTATACGAAATGTCGCCGTTGCCAGTTGTTGAGCTGTTGCCAATGCGCCAAGAGTTATTTACAAACGCTACGTTGCTGTCGGTTTGAGCGGTTGTAAAAGGAACAACAACACCCGCATTTGTTGCAAACATCACTGGCGTGATATTTGTAAACACAGGAGCCAAAGGATTACCAGTGCGGGGAACCTGAAGCGTTGTTGGCGTGAAATATGGAACAAACGATTCCGCGATAACCGGGATGTTGCCGGAGGTCACCACATCCAAGTCAATTGAAGAGCCTGGATCAATTAACCAACCAGTATCAGGAGCGGAAGTTGCTACTGCAAACTGAATTTGACGGCCACCAGTACAGATGTACCAAAGGTATTTGGTTGTGCCAAAACCGCCCGTTGCTCTGTACCAAATGTAGTCCGCAGGATTAGATGACTCGGCGGCATCGTTGTTGTTACGAATGCCAAAGTAACTGCGGTTGGTCGGGCTGTTTGAGAAATTGACGGAACCATCAAAGCTATCAGCATATTTGATAGCCATGTACTTGTACAGATAGCCTGTGATTTCACCAGCAGGGCCAGTAATTTGCCCTGTATTTGGGTCGGCAGAGATGTTTGGACTGAAGTTAGCCAACAAATAGTTGACCGCTTCAGAAATCTCCGAAATCTCAGGATTTGAATCCAGTGCGAAAGGCATTAGAAGGCATCCTCAACAATGGTGGTTTGCCAGTTAATGGCCGTCAGATTCCATGCATCTGAGTTGTCATTGGATTCTACTTTGACAGACACTGTACGAACAGCATTTTGTTGAGTTGTGACCCAAGGTGTATCTGTAGAAATCAATGTTTTGCCAGTTTGACCATAAGTGGCAGATTGAGCGGTAGAGTTTGCGCCGCCAACAGTGATGTTAATAGAGCCAGAGCCTGCAATCTCAGGAAGCAAACGGTGAACATAAACTTTGCTACTGAAAGGCACAGGGCCATTAGCAGTCTGCATCACCATATTGTTTCGCTCAAACAAAGCAGGAATTGGCTGATTGTTGATGAAAGAATTTCCAACAGCAGTCTGAATCAGTTTTTGGCTTGATCCATCACCACGAGCATAAGCAACCACGCGAGAAGCAAGGTTGAATTGACCGCCAACTACTTTGGGGCCTTCAGTACCCATGCAGGCGTTCTGAATATCTTTTGGAGCATTCCAGATTTGCAAGTCATAGCGATATGACAGCATCTTGTTGCACCAGCCTGTCGATGTCAAATCAGGGTAATAAATCTCAATCTGATACTTCTGCGTGTTATTCACCATGAACAAACGGTCATAATAAGCAGGATTCAGATTGGAAAAGAAATAGTCTTTTACCCGTTGATTGCCAATAGAAGTGAAGTTTGCACCATCAAAAACCCAGATGTCACGAGCATCAATCCCGTACACATTGGCATCGGTGTTTGTCCAACAGTTATTGTTCAGTAGTCCTCGACCTTGATTGAGGAGACGAACGCCAAAGATCGGGGCAGTGCTGTTTTGATAGGCAATTGGGCTAAAGACAACCGTATCCCAATAAGAGCAAACATAGAAGTTTGCACCAAGGAAAAAGCCATCAATCAACGGGCCGCGAACAGGAACTTCTTGTTCGTTAGCCACGTTTGTTAATGTTGGCTCCCAGGTTTCCGGAATGCCAGTGTTTGCAAATGCTTGCGACCAACGAACAGTTGTTGGGTAGTTGTAATCAATGCCACTGATTGTTTTGGTCAAGTTGCCTGCAATCAAAATATTGCCTACGTTTGGAGAGCAATAGTTGCGGACAAAACCAGCGGTGGTTTTGGTTACGCCAACATCGTAGTTCCAGCTGGCGTTTGAAGTGACTGTGATTTCGTTGCTGGTCGGCAAGAAATACATTGGATTGGAAATTGTGTCATTGATAAAGAACACATTGCCAACCCAAGATGTCGTGATGTTCAGGTCGTTTGTATAACCAGGCAAAGTAACAGAAGGATTGCCGCCAACACCCGGAGTAATATTAGTCACGCCAGAAGTCGTAACCATATACCAACGCCCATTGTTGGACGAATCCCGAGTGGCAACAATGTAAACCCAATTTGTCTGCGATCTAAAACCACCTTCCATGAAAATGGGCTGGTTTGGAACGGCAGTTAGGATTTCCTGTTCGCCAAAGATTTTCTTAATCCCACGAACGTCAGATTCCACATTCAGACCGGAGTTGTACTCAGCAGGGCCAAGAGCATTGCTTGGCACATCTGGCGTGAATGACATACCCACAAAAGGGGTTCTGATACGGGAATAGTCGCTCATGGTTTACCTCTGTCGGTATTATGCCGTAGCCCAAGGAACTCCGGCTTCTTGCACAGGGTTCTTTTGCAGATCAATCTGGCTTTGCAAACTGGCTTCCACGGTATCTTTTCCAAGCGATGATTGAACCCAGCCAACCACCTGAGATTCAGTCAGTTGATCGTAAGGCGTGTATTGTTCTCCGGGTTGTTGGCTATAACTGACAGTGCCATAAGTGCTGGAGCTATATTCACCATCAACAGCATTAACACGGTAATGCACCGTGACAACAAAGCCATCAGAGGTTAGGCGATCCATTTGTGGGATTGTCCAAAAAAATGTAGTCATTTTTAGTTTCCTTCAAGTTGTGCGACACGGGTGCGGAGGGATTGGATTTCCTTAACCAACATAGGAACAAGCTTGGAATAATCCACAGCCATCATCTGCTCAGGGTCTTCGGGTTGATGTACAGCTTCTGGAGCCACAGTCGCCAGCTCTTGTGCAATAAAACCAGCACGTTGATGATTGCCATCTGCTTTCCAATCGTAGCTCCGCACTTTGATGGAGTCGATGACGCTACCGAACTCGGGGGCATCAACGATGTTTTCCTTCAAGCGCTGGTCAGAGGTGACGTTGTATAGAACTGCGGTTGTGCCGGATTGGGTGATAGAGCCGATTGTTGTGTTGTTGTACCGAAACTCGATATATGAAGTTCCGGTTGATGTTCCTGTTGGGTGTCCAAGGTATCCAATACCAGTGGCAAGAAAAGCGGCTCCTGTATTCACAGAACCCGGAGTTGTCCCAATCCATAAATTTGCACTCGCATCCAGCGTCATCGCCTGAGTGAAGCTGATGGCGTTGCCTGCTGTTCCGGAGGGGGCGGTGAACCAAGCGTGAATGCCGTTACCTACTTCACCTTGTGTGTATTTTGTGGCATACCCGGTTGCGATGTATTTCCACCCTGCGTTGTAGTAAGCATTGCCTGTCAGTCCAGTTTCTGCGGTGGAGTACCCATAAACCGATCCGTTGTTTACCTGAAAGGCTTTGACTGTTGCCCACGCACTCGGCGTCACCCCGAGGCCAGCGTTGTTGGATGGGTCAATCGTCAGAGCAATTCCGTTGGCAGTTTCAAGAACAACGCTTGTGCTGCCCGTAGAAGTGCCAAAGTGAGCTTTGCCATCCGTGGTCGCCGCCATCAGGGCGTTGTACGTCCCGGTGGTGATGTAGTTCGTTGCGCCGCTGGCAGACTGAAGCTGCACAGTCTTGCCGCCGTAGATGGCTGTGATCGAACTCGTCCCAATGCCCAGACCTGTGGTGTTTAGGCGCATTTGTTCGGAGCCAATGTACCAGCTATGGAACCCGCCGTTGTTGTTGGAGTAGCGCATCTCGTCGCCACTCGTCACCCATTGGATTGATCCGAGGTTTGCTGCGTCAGTCCGGTTCAGTTGGAAGTAGCCGTTGCCGACACCAGAACCGCCAGAAATCACTTTTCCTTTGTTGGAAAAATCCGTCCCGTCAAACGTCAGCGCACTGCCCGTGGTCACTACTTTGGAGCCGTTGAGGTACGTCACGCCGTTGGCTGTGCCGCCAGAGAGGGTCAAACCCGTAAATATTGGCGAGTTACCAGTGCCCAATCCCAAGTTGGTTGCAGCACCAGCAGCAGTAGTTGCTCCAGTACCACCGTTTGCAATGCCCAATGTACCAGCCAGCGTAATAGTGCCAGAAGTTGTGATTGGGCTACCAGATGTGGTCAAACCAGTTGTGCCACCGGATACATCAACACTGGTCACAGTACCCAATGGGTTTGTTGCCCATGAGGTGTTTGTGCCGTCAGTGGTCAAGAATTTGCCGCCGTTACCGACTTGAGAAGGCACAAGAGCGTTAAAAGCAGCGTTTGCTGTTGTTTGACCTGTGCCGCCATTGGTAATGGCAAGAGTGCCAGCTAACGTAACTGCGCCGGATGTTGCAGTTGATGGGGTAAGTCCTGTAGTGCCCGCAGAGAAAGTTGTAACGCCAATGCTGGACAGACTTGTCCATGTCGGAGTTCCGGTTCCTGCGCTTGTCAGAACTTGACCGCTGGAGCCTGCTGTAGTGAAGGCATAAGCTGTCCCTGTGCCGTAGGCCACAGCACCAGCAGTAGGAGTAGCTGTACCATTAGTACCTCCCCTGTTAATTGCAATAACGCTGCCATTCCAAGTGGCACTTGTAATTGAGCCTGGATAGTCAAAAGTATTTGTTGACCAAGAAACATTTGATGGCCCTTGATCGTGTCTATCCCACGATCCTGCAGCAATAGAATTGTTGGTTAAAACAATTGTTACAAAACCACCCGATTGAATTGTTGCAACTGTTGTGTTTGAGTTGTTGACAACAGTAATTGCACCAGAACTTTGGTTGTTATTGAATGTAAACAATGCGCCATTCGGCAAAGTAGTGGCATCTGGTAATTTGATCGTTTGCCCACCAGAACCTGTGATGTTCCAGTTTTGTACAGATGCCGCAGTCAACGTAATTGTTATTCCGCTTGCGGCTTGAGACGTATAACCTTCAAACAAGCAATTAACGCTAATATTTGCGTTGGCATCACGCAAAACAACTGAGTTTGCTCCACTTGAAGACGTAACGCCCGTCCCACCATTAGCTACTGGCAAAGCAGTGCCAGAATAGCTAATTGCCAATGTTCCGCTGCTTGTAATTGGACTACCAGTTACAGTCAGGAAAGATGGAACAGTTGCAGCAACAGAAATAACAGTGCCACCAGGGTTGCTGCTGCTGATGGTTTGATTGGGCCAAGTTCCTGTAATGCTTACGTTAGTGCCAGCAACCAACGAAGGAGCTGATGTGCCTGTGCCGCCTTGAACAACGCTTAAAGCTGTAGTTAATCCAGATAAACTGGTGATGTCATTGTTTGCGCCGGATGCAGCAGCACCCAAAGCAGCACGGGCTCCAGAAGCCGTTGTAGACCCTGTTCCACCGTTGGCAATACCAACAATACCAGTGACGTTTGCAGCATTTCCGCTAATGGAGCCTTGAATTTGGCTGCTAAAAGTTTTTGTGCCAGCAATAGTCTGGCTGCTTGTCAAATCAACATACAAACTGGAGCCAGTAAGGCGCGTCCAAGTACCAGTTTCTTTAAACCAAATTGCTTGAGGAGTTGTATCAAGCTGAATGTATAACTGATCAGATTGACCAACACCAGAGCTAGGAATTCCAGAGCCAGAAAGAATTGGCAAACCACTGGAATAAGAAAATTTACCAGGAACAGACCATGTAAGGTCAGAAGCAGTTTTGCTGTTGACCAGCGCAATAGACACCCAAACAATGTTTGTTGGGTTTGCAGGAGGAGTGCTAGACCAGCCAGATGGCGGTGTGCCACTGTTTGTAGTGAAGTCCCAAGAACCGCCTGTCGGAGTGGCAGGTTGCATGTCTGCTACTTGGAAAATAAACCATTCAAAATAGGAACCACCAAAACTTGTGTTATTCCCATATAAACCCGTTGACTCAGAACCAGAAGCGGCTGCGACAACACCGGAAGAACTACTTCCATACAGGCCAACTGTTGCCATGTTTTTTCCTTACTTGAATAAAGCTGTGAATTTAAACATAATACTTTAGATTACTTAAAGGAATATCTGTAGTTACGAGGCTGGAATTCGGAGGTGAGGTGCTGATCCCCACCGCGCCATTTGCCTTTGTAGTTCTGGTCTTCAATCAAACCATAAGAATCATCAAAGCGAACTTGCCATTTTTGAGCTTCTTCCACGTTCTTGTTTTTGTCGTAATAGCACTGCAAAGTGCCATAAAGATAACCTTCAGGGAAAGAAGCCAAGACGCCATTGTTTTGCACCACAGGCACAAGCGGGTCATCCGTAGTGCTAAACAAAAATGGGAATGTCTTTTGGTAGTACGCCTTGATGGTGACATCCTTACCTGGGTTTGGCGTAAACACATAGTTAGGGCCAACTTCAGAGAAAGAAGCGCGGATAACGCGAGGAACACCAAACGGGCGAACATAGAGTTGGTCAATCATTCTGCGACGAATGATTTCTCGGTCACCAACTCGGTCATAAATAATCCAAGGGCCAAGGCTACTAGCGCCAGGAGGCTGGTTAGCCGGAGGCGATTCTTGGAAAAACAAAATAGGAAACACCATATCCGCAGGGATAGGGGCCATACCGTTTTCGTTGGTCACCAAAATTGCCGGATCAACCGTGTCATATGGATTTGAACGAAGTGCAGGAAGCTCAAGCGTCCGCATTTTTAACTCGCACATCTGAATGCAAGCTTGAATTTCCACAGAAGACTGAGTAGGAATCTTGACAATAGCTGTGGGCAAAGTAGCCCCAGACCAAACATTATCGGTGTCGCTGACGGTAATGCTTGTCGAGTTAACAGCCAAAACCAGCGTGAACGGGCCAGTTACGCTAGAACCAATGAAATCACCAACCAGGACTTGAGAAGTTGGGTTTGCGGATGTTGTGATAACGCCAGTAGTCGAATTAAATGCCGTTGCATTGATGCCAATACTGCTTGGAATGGCCCCTACCCATTGCGCGACACGGCTAACAAGCGAGTTAGCTGATTGAATAAAAAGGGCCATTTTGCGTCCTCACTTGGTCTGTACCATTGGATTATACGGAATAGGAATTTTCCCGCTAGGGTGGCAGACAAAATCACTGTAGTATTCATTTACGATGGCATAAAACTTGATTTTGTCGGCTTTATCTTGCTTGATCAACTCCCAAGGGCGGTTGTTAAACCACTTGGAGCTAATCTCATGGGCAAAACATTTTGGCAAGTTCATCATGTGAGCCGTACCAGCAAAGAACGGGTTGTCAGTACCGTGTTCTTTGTAAAACTCGCGTAAGTTTTTACACTCCTGACGAATTGCCTCTACGTTAGACTGCTCGTACTGAACATAGCGATTGCCGTCTTGAGCGCCAATCTTGTACTTCATATTGCCAGTGTCAAAGGTCTGCGACCAAGTGCCTGACTTTACTTCGTTGAAAAGCTTGTCGTTTCGGCGAAACACGCCATCCACGCCTGCCTCAAGAATCCCATCTGTGTAGTAGTCTTCTTTCAGTTGTGCTTCTTCATTGTTAGCGTTCAATCCCATACATTGCCTTTGCGTTTATTTTCAATCTCAGTAAGAATTTGAAGATTAAAGTGATTGTGCAATCCGCACACATTTTTTCCCACCAAGGGAACAATGTGATCAACGTGGTACTTCACGCCGGGATTCATCGCCTCAAGCTCCTTCGCTTTCTTATAAAACGATCTTACATTTTCTTGGCCCCAACCAGTTGTTGCCAACAATTCTTTTGCTCTGCGTTTTGCATCTTTTTCGATAAAAACAGCTTTGTTCAGATTGTAATACTTGCGCCCATATTCGCGGCGCTTTTCAATCATTTTTACAGAATTGAAATATGCCGCAACTTTTTCTGGATTTTTTTCAGACCATTGTTTTGTGTGATTTCGCTGACATTCAGAACAATTACCCGTGGCAGTCCAGCGTTTAGCTACATGACCTTGCTTACAAAAAAGACCCGTGAAATAGGCTTTTGAACCTGAATCACGGGCCTCTTGTCGAGTTTTTGGTAATCCATACATTGCCTTACTCCTAAAAGAGCCTCCATTGTAGAGACTCTTTTGGAACTTAGCAAGTATTGATTAAGCCAAATAGCGCTGTACTTGTGCCGATGGGCGGGGGCCAGTGACCGCTGCACCAGTGGCTGCTGTACCTGCAAGCACTGCAACGCCAGCAGGGTTGCGGACGATCAATGTGCCTTCGAGAATGTACTGGTCAAGCGAAGCGTCAGCGTTAGAGAACACTTCGTTGTTCGGGCCGAGTTCGCGCAGGCTACCCCACTGGATAACGTCAGGGTTCAGGAACAGGCAGCTGGTGTTGTCAGCGCCAGTTTGATCCATCACCCAAGAATCGTCGATCTGGTAGGTGTAGTTGAAGTCACCTTCGTAGGTGCTGATCGTGTCACCCTTGTCAGCAGGGTTGAAACGGTTGATGCTACGGCTGGTAGGCATCTGGTCGCTGATGTGGGTACGCATCGACGTTGGAACCACCATGTTGGTGATCTTGGCGTTGAAACGCTGTTCAGCGGTAGTCACCAACTGCTTGTAGGTGTAGGGGCTGAACTGTTGCAGGGTCTGACCGGAGGCAAACGAGAAGTAGCCCAGACCAGCGTTCGACAGCAGGCCGTTGAAAGGCACGTTGGTCGAAGTGGTAGAGGTGGTGTCGTTGCTGTCAGAAGCTGCCAGGTTCAGAACCGCAGTACCTGTGGTGGGGTTGCCGGAACGTGTACCAGCAAAAGCGTACAGAGAGCCAAAACGGCGACCGTTGTTAGGCGAAGAACCTTGGGTAGCGGCTTGACCAGCGTACTTGATAGAAGCACCGTCAGCGCGAACCATTTGCAGTTCAACGTCGAACATGATTTCGGTCAATTGCTTGACTTCTTGGTAGGCTTGGGGATCGCCACCAGCTTGTTCAACAGCACGAGCGGTGCCAGTAGCGCCGATCACGGTGGTGAAAATCTGAGTGTAGTTACCCAAGTTAGCGCGGGTGTTCGATGCGGCATCAGAAGCCGACACAGCAGCGCCTTCCAGCTTTGCGTTCAAAGCGGGGGTGCGGAAGTAGTCGTTAGGCCAGATGTGCAGAGTCGAATTGACTTTGCGCTTTTTGCTCATAGCCATGTTAGTGATCGGGGTGCGATCCTTCACATAGTTAGAGACGGTCATATCGAGGTCTTTGACCACGATGTCGGTGGTATACGAGCCGTTGCCGTTACCCAAGTTTGCAGAGGTGATGGTTGCCATGTTAAAAACTCCTGAGTTATCGACGGCGTTGTTTGTTTGCCGTCAACATTGTTGCCAAAAGGTCACGCGCCGCGCTTTTATCGCCAGCCTGTGCTTTCTTTTGAAGTTCTGAAGTCTTGTCCTCTGGAGAGGTCTTGGCTCGTGTGACTGGTCGGCTTGCCGCAGCAATAGAGCCACCCGCATTTCGCACTTTAGGCCCTTCGCGGAATTTCATTCCGTCCCGAATAAGCCCCAACAGATATTCATCACTGGAAACCAGATCAAGGTTCTGGACTCCAGGAACAAACGATCCGCTTGCCCCCTTCCATTCTTTAGACAACTTATCCCGAAGTTCAGTAAAAGTTGCCTTGTTCGCAAGTTCTTTGTCTGCAAAGCTTTGGCGAGAGCGTTCAAGTTGTTCCTGAACGAGGCGAGAGCGATGCTCAAAAAACTCTTGTACTTTCGGACGATTCGCTTGGATGAACTTGGACTTCTCTTCAATCAACGCAGCGTTCTGGCGAATTGCCGCTTCAGCTTCACTGCGTTCGACCTCAGAAGTAGCCCGCTCGTAGATTTGCTTCCATTGCTGGTTATATTGCTGCAAAGTAACCAGTTCATCAGCCGCAGATTGCAGTTGAGGAACAACGGTCAATTCCAGACCAATTTGCAAACCATCGAGTTCAGCCCTACGTTTGGCTTCATACTCTTCAAAATCAGCACGTTCGGTTTTAAGCTTACGCGCATTTTCATCAATGTCGCTTGTCTGACCAAGAAGAGTCGCAGCCTTCTTTGCAGTAATCTCAATAAAGCCACCTTCGGCGTTTTTATTGGGAATACGCAGTTTCAGGTCTGGATTCTCATCTGCAAAATCAAAAAAATTGACAGGCTCGTTTACGGCATTGTCGCCGGACTCATCTTCAACTTCAGATTCTTCAGATGCTTGATCTGAGCTTGCTTCATTTTCAGGTTCGGCTTCCAATACAGGAGCCGCCTCGGGGGATTCGGCTTTCACCTCTTCTTGTCCCGCTGGTGGCGGCAAACTTCCATCAGGCTGCTGAGTGTTACGCCGATTGGCGGCAATCATGTCAGCGATAGCTTGTTCCGGACTACCAGTTCCAGTGACGGTCGAATTTTCGATAACGTCTGTCATATCTTACCTTATTTCGTTAAGTTTCGGTTCTTTTCAGAGCCATCTTAGCGAGATATTCAGTCTTCTCAATGAAGCCAATGAAATCTCTCACCCCGGCAACATAATGTGCATTTTCAATTCGTTCTAGATCGGTTGTACTGTCTTCCAACCTTTCTAGCATGTTAAACCTGTACAGGTTAAACAGCAGTGCAAAATCCCCATTTAACA